CTTGCTGCTTGAAGGTTTTTATGAAAAGCAGGTTGGCTGACCTCAGCTTGTGAAGAAATACCAGGTTCACCATATGTTCCAGAGCCATAAGAGTCTGTACCATACAATGCTTGATTTGGTGCACTTGCTTGAAAGTTGTGATCAGCCATGTTTGTTAACGCCTACTAAGCGTCACGGATAGTGATAGAAACTGCGTCTAATGAGAAAGTGTTACCAGTAGTAACAGCTTGTGAAGCACTCAAAGAACCAGTTGCATATAGTGTGTCTGAACCGTTAGTCAATGCCCAGAATGCTGCAGTGCCTGTACCTGTTACAGAACCTGCAGTAATAGCAGGAACGATTACACGTCGACCATCAGTTGCACCGTTCTCAGGAGCACCTGTGTTAACTGTATCGTTACCAAGTGAAAGTGTTGAAGTAGCAGCTGTATATGTTGTAGGCTCAGCAGAGCAGATATCTAAACGAGTACCGTTAGTATCCACTATTGTAAGTCCACCATCAAACACTGCATCAGCGATAAAAGCCATAATGTGAATCCTTTTGTAATGGTTTTAAATAGATAGAGAGCCCCATCATTGGGACTCCCTGTATTCGTTTAGTTTATGCTAAGTTGTATTTAGCTGTTACTAATGCTTCTGGGCGTAGAATCTTACGTCCATATAAGTGCATGCCACGTACGATGTCTGCAAATGAGTCAACGTCACGGTATGTTTCAGTCTTGTTGATTTGCTCAGCAGTTGCTACAGCTGAATCATGTCCTGCTACGATTGCACCGAAGTCAGTGTTTTGGTTTGCAGTTCCTGATGTTGCAGGGCCGTTACCAACTGATGGTAAGTTGTTAGAAACGTATACGCGGAAACCATTCCACTTGTTCATTACTAAGCCGTTACGCAATGCACCTGAGTCACCGAAGTCAGCGTTCAAGAAACGTGAATCTTCGTCCATTAATACTTCAAGCATTACTGGGTCTATAACGATCCATCTGCCTTCTTTATCAACATTGTTTTGGTCTAGTAAACGACCCATACGGTTGATAAGCATTACTGGTGAAGCGTAAGCAGTTGGAAGAGCAGTCGCTCCTGGTAGACGTGCTGCTACTGGGATTGAGTGATCAGCTGCTGATGCTGTTGTGATGTTACCGAAGTCAGACTTCTTCAACTTCATTGAAGCTAATAGTTCGTCTGAACCTGCAGCTGCGTCAGCTTTAGTACCGTTAACGATGTTGTTAACTGCATTAGCGTTTGCATGTAAAGCAGATTGCTTATAACCTGACAAGTAACCAAGAACTTCTTGATCTAATTGGTCAGCTAAACGGAACGCAGCACGATTAGTTGCTAAGTCCATGAAGTTTACATGTGAGTGTGCTTCTTCGATATCGTCGATTTTGAATGCAAAGTAGTTTGCTTTGTCGACTGTTAATGAGAAGTCTGCATCGTCTAAATCTTGTGGAGCGATCTGTGTTCCACGCTTATATGCTGATACTGAAATCTCAGGTTCTTTAATGATTTTAACTGTATCACCTTGAGAAGCTATTTCACCGAAATAGTCTGAGTTAGTGATGTCGTTACAAATGCTCTTCTTACGGAAAGCAAGTTGTACTTTCTTTGAATAGATAACTGAAGAGAAGTTACCATTTGGCAGGTTTGTATGTCCTGATTCTGCTGCAAAAGCCATGATTAATATCCTTTATGATGTTTGGCTAGTAATAAAGATACTTAATTGTATCTCGGTTAAATGAACCTAAAACAATCTGGATAAGGGGCTGAGTTTTCAAGGGTGCAATTAGGTCAACTTGCCAGTCTTACTAATCGGGCCTTTATTGTCAGGTAATTCTTAGAGATTTATTAGTGTTCTATGACTCATTGTGAGTCTTTGAAGATGCCCTATCTGACCATGCATATCGGTCTAGTAGGACATCAACAGTTATACCATACTTGTACTTGTCTGTCAAGCACTTATTTAAGTATGTTGGTATTAACGAGCTTTGCCTGATACGTCATAAATGAACTTACCAGAGGCCATAGCTGCTTGTATCTTCTCGTAGTTATCTTCGAACTGTTTATCAGTCATCTTAGATACTTGAGATTCTTTAATCATTTGACCAGAACCATCACTATCTACAGCAGGTGTACCACGCTTAGATACAGTCTTAGCTGCATCCTTAGTAGCTTTCTTCTTAGCTGCAGGAGTCATGTTGTTGTCTACTTTATACAAGTCAATAACTCTTACAACACTAGCTGCATCATCTGAGTTCTCATATAAGGCATCACGTACCCATTTAGGTTGGTCTTCTACCCAGTCATGGAACTTGTCTGAGTCTCTTAACTCATCGAAGTCTGCATGTGATTTACGGATAGTTGTTTCTGCTTTAGTTCTTTCAACTTCATAAGCTGCTTCATCGTACTCACGTAGTCTTTCTTCTGCTACAGCAAACTTCTCATCTGCTTTCTTAGATGCAATAGTTTCTACTATAGCTGCTACGTCTGGGTACTTCTCTGCCCATGCTTCAATGTCTTCATCTGAACTAGGAGCTCTGAGGGGAGCTGATGTTTGAGACTCCATCTGCTCTTTCCATTCCTTCTCTTTGTCAGCCATATGTCGACGGAGATCACCATAACGCTTCTTGAAGGACTTCTCTTCTCTACTTAAGTTCTCATCAGACTCTTCTTCTTCTGACTCTACTGGTTCTTCTACTGGTTCTTCTGTTACTTCTTCAACAGCTTCTTCTACTGTCTCTACTTCTTCACCGTTATGCTCTGCTACTAGAGCTGCTAATTCTGCTTCGTCTTTATCCATACGAGCTTGTTTAACTGCGTAGTTACTGCCTCGTGACATCATTGCCTCTGCAGTATCCGTTTTCTTTACCATATCTTGAGCCATATTATACATCCTTTTGTTTATGTTGGGGTCAGCCGTAGCTGAGTGGCCTTAGTTATTTAGGAGTTGATGAGGGCTGCTCGCCCCCACCTTTAGTGTTATTATTTCTTAGTTGGTTTAGAAGCTAGACCTTTCTTCTTTAGTTTAGTCTTGCTGTCTACTAAACCACCAGTCGCTCTACCACCACTGTGCATTCCACCGTATTTCTTCTTAGCAGATTCTTTACGCTTTGCTACTGAAGGAGCTTTAGGAGCAGGGTTTCCTGGAGAGTTACTATTAGGTTTACTTCCACCTGGTTTATTTTGGTTAGTAGCTACTGAGCCACCTTTCCAAGTTGTTGGACGAGCATCGCCTTTAGCTATCTTAGCACCTAAAGCTGTCTTAGTCTTAGGGCTGTATGCATTAATCTTCTTAGCTAACTCTAAACCTTTATCCTTGTACTTCTCATCAGAGTAAGTGTAACGTCCACCAGACTTAGATGTACGTGGTCTCTCATCAGCTTTCTTAGTGTTGTTAGAAGGCATGTAGTTGCCTTTCATCATTTCAGTCTGTCCGTAAGTACCCATAGCCATCTTAGTTAGAGTTGTAGTTGAGTCAAAGAACCCACCTAACTTCAACTTGTTAGACTCAGCGTATCCACCTGCAGCTTCACGTAACTTAGTAGCTTGATCTGTGTAACCATGTGATTCTAATACAGCTGCGTTAGCTAATACTTCAGCATGCTTCTGTGTTTTAAATATCTTACCAAAGATACCGTTGTCGAAGAATCCAGATACTGCACCTGCAGCTTTCTCTAAGAAACCTTTTTCTTCATCTGTCTCACCCATGTTGAGTGTGTCTAATGATTGTTCCATAAGTACAGCAGGGTCTGTGTAGTCGTACTTCTTCATCCAAGCTTCTGGGTCATGCTCTACCTTGTTTCTAGCTTTTCTATCACTTCTGTTATCTTCTGGTACACAAGAGTTAGTAGTTGTATCTAGTACATAACCTGGAGGACATGTAACAGGAGCAGGAGCTACTGGTGCTGCTACTGGAGCAGGTGTAGCAGGAGTTCCTGGAACTGTAGGAGCTGCACCCGTACTACCTGACTCTACAGAGAATCCTGGTGTGTATGTGTAAGGGTTATAGTTACCTGTTGTACCTGTCGAGTTTAGATCAGCAGTACCACCTTCGTTAAACTTACGAGGCCCTGCCATTCCTTTTACTTCTGGCCCTACATTGTCGTCTTGCATGTAGATACCTTTTGCTTTTAATAAGTTAGATACGGAAGGGTCAGACTTTGCAGCTGCCTTTACACGATCTATTATGCTGTTTACATCTGAGTCTTTCATTACCATTCCACCTGTTGCGTAACCATCTAGGTTCATTAAATCTTCATCTGACACGCCCACTGAAGCTTCCTCTACAGGCTCACCACCCATACGTCCATCTTCTTCCATGCCTTCTAATCCGTCTTTAGCTTTAGCTCTTAGTTTCTCAAAGTGAGCTACACCAAAGTACTTCACTACGTCAGCAGGTACAACGTACTCACCAGACGATAGTTGTGCAGGGATATCATCCCTTACATCTTCTGCATTAGAGCCAGGAGGTACATCATTACCTGATACTGGGTCTACGTCTACACCGTCAGTAGCTAAGCCACCTTCTTCGTAGAGCTTATTGTTCTTACTCTTCATCATTGTTAAAATGTCTCCGTTCTCTCTCCGTTAATTTTATCACGTAATTGTTTCAAGCTACGCAATGCTTTTATTTCACCTTGTAGTCGGTGTAGTTCCAAGGGTTCATCCCTCTGTTCTAACTGTTTATATGCGAAGTTAATCCGTATATCCAACTCTTCTATAAAAGCATCGTACAGTGTTTTATCATTTACTAATTGTTTGAGAATCATTAAAGTTCCTATCGGTTGACTATAACCCCTAGCTTATAACATATAAACTAGGAGTTGTCAATAGTTATTAAGTTAGACCTGGAATGTTCACAGTCTCGATGTCGTTAGACACCATGCTGTTTAGCTGCATCTTAACAAAGTTTTGGTCTGACGGGTTGATGTAGTTTCGGACACCGTTAGCGTAAGAATCGCTAGTACCGTCACCCATTAACCATACATGAGTGTGCTGATAAGCATTTGCGAATGTAAAGTAATTGGTTGCGAACCTTTCAGCAGATTTTCTAAACAAACCATTGGGGTTTCCTGAACCCAATCTAACTTTGTAATTATCAACCCACTGAATTGGGTCAGTAATCATCATTTTAGCTTGGTCAGCACCAACCATAGTTCCTTCAGGCATTTGAGCAATAGAGTAGTATTGTTGAAGTAATGTCGTAACGACCATACTAGCAATCTTACCGTGAAAACTCTTGTTGCTTCCACGCCCACCCACGGTGAAGTCACCTGCCACAGTCCTATCCATTCTGTTTCCACTGCTTGTCCAGTTAGCAGATGTAGATAGGTTGCTACTTAGTGAACCAAATGAGTCCGCACTGCTCATGATACGAATATCAAAGCAATCAGCTAAGTTAGCCGCAGTAGCAGCGTTACCACCTAGCCTTACACCAGAGTGTGCAACAGAAACACCGTACCAGTTAGAAGTGGAGATGTTTTGGTTGGCGAGTCTGCACTCGTTGTATCCGCTACCTTCACGACCCCACCCAAAGAATAGGCTACCTGCCGCAGACAGTCTCAGGTAGATGTTGTCGTTACCGCTTGAAGACCCTTCGCCTTGATTCCAGATAATCTGGTTACTGTTGTTACCATCAGACTTGAATACAACTGCTGTTGCCCAAGGTCTGGCAGATGTGTGATTAGATGTATCACCTTGTGAGACTGTTCCTAAATCAACTGTGTTAGCTAGACCGTTCATCTGTAAGGGTTGGGAATACATGCTTGAAGAGACTTGTTTTAGGTGTTCATTAGAACCGCTAAAGTCTAAAGCCTTAGTCCAGTCAGTAACTATAGTTGAGGGAGTAGGTAGAGTGTGCTCACTAATACCACTAAGTGAAATATCTGCTGTTGTGGCACTTGTACCTATTACTACTGTTTTACTTTCAGTAACAGAAGTGTCTTGTGTAGCTGTGTAATCCCAAGTACCGCCATCTGCCGCAGTTGGTTCTGTAGACTTATCAGTAGTAGAACTGTGATAGTTAGCTTCACAAACGCCGCCTTTGTTGGATATATAGAAGTCATAACCAAGGTTGCTTGAGTAAGCATGTATAACTGTGCTTCCCATTGAAGTTCCACCAAGCATAGGTGTAATTCTAACAGAAGTTGCTGAGTTATACTGGAATCTAAATCCACAGTTAAAGTCACCAACAGTTATTCCTGACCAACCACTAGTTGGTGTAGGTGAGAAACCAATGAATATTTTGTCTTCGTTTTCTGATAAGTTCGCAAGAACATTTGCTGTAATCCAAGCATCTGTTATTTTAAGCCTTTTACCATCCTCAACAGTATCATCTAAAGTAACTGCAGAACCGTCATCGAGGGTATCTGAGTCTATTAAGTTAGTGCTTCCTGTTATATGCGTAAAGCCAGTAATAGCTGTAGCCGGAGCCGCAGTATTTACTATTGTAATATCGAAAGTACTAGATGTAGAACCGAAAGTGTTGGTTCTTGTAACTGTTACTGTTGATACTACACTTGGAGTTGTATCTGCATATCCTGCAATGTCTTGAGTAGTACCTACAATGTTGTCCCCTGATAAGGTTAAGTTAAGAGGTAAACCTGATACAGTTGTAGTCCATGAAGCACCCGCAGGGGCTACTTGATAGTTAACTGCTGTATTCTCATTTACTGACAAATCATTGATTGTGAAAGCGGCTGGAGCATAGTTAGCATCCGCACCTGTAGCTATAACATTATAAGTTATATCTGCTGTGTTACTTGGAGCTGAACTCCCCGCATGAGTACCGCCAGTAGATGGCATGTACCATATCTGTGATGTAGGTGTTTCATCCGCAAAAGTATGTTGATGCGAAGCACCTGAACCACCGTTGTTGGTGTCTGCTTGGTTAGCCTCTTCTTCTGTTGAGAATAGAGGATAATAGAAACTACCGTCAGGAGACTCAATATAGTAGTAAGTCATTGTTGGACCACTGTAGATTTCTTTTCCAGTTATAACATAGCTACAAGCCGCATTTTCTTGCTTTAAGAATACTACCAAGCTATATTCTTCATTAGCTGTTACTAGTGCTGAACGAACAATTACTTGCCATTCACTAGCACTATCGTTGTAATGAGATATAAATAGTCTTCCGTCATCGTCAATCCCTGCACGATACTCGTCAGAGCGTTGTGGGTTTTCAAACATACCGCTCTCAATCACAGCACCGTAAGGTGAATGCTCATAAGTAGCGTTAGGCTTAAGACGAACAGCTAAGTCCATGTCTTCACCTGTTACAGTATTGTCTTCTAGAGCCGCTACAGAAACTTCTGATGTCAACATCAAGCCAATCATCATCTTCTTCAGAGGGTCATGCCCTGAGTTATCAAACTGGAAGTATTCTCCATTAGCTGATATAGGGTGAGATGTTGTAAAGAAACCGTCATTAAATTCTGAACTAGTATTAGTCCCTTTTAACGCTATAGGTTGACCACCACTAATTGTTTTGATAACATCACCAAAAACAGTTGTTGCGGGTGTTCTAGTTGTGTAGGAGTTAGATACGAATCTATCCTCTGCACCACCACCTACAGGTGTTACTGTGAACAATGAATTACAAGCATTAACTACAGGAGCTAATTGTTGTGCTTGTGTTTGTCCACCAAAAGTAACGTTAGCCTTGCGTATAAACCTCATAAGGTCTGCACCGCTGTCTACGTTCTCTCTAATTGTTATTGTGCCATCTGCTTTAGCGACCGCTTTAATACTGTTCACAGGGTATGAATGTCCTGTAGAAACGAGTATAGTAGTGTTAGTAGCGTCTCTTTGGAAGTCTACAACATCTGTAGCTCCAAATTCGAGAATACCAATAGCTGTAGCGTTAGCCTGTGCAGTAATGTAGTCTGCACACTCTTGAGCATTTGCAAAGCTTGTACCTAGAGATGTTTGGAATTCCATGAAAGGAACTGCAAAGAACTCAAATACTTTATTGTCAGCGTCAGTAGTACGAACTGTGTTCACTACGTTGACTCGAGTGCTGTCGTCTTCGTTGACTTCGCCTTCTAAACAAGCGTTCCAATAAGCTGGCTGTGAAGAACCTACGAAGGTAATTGCGTTAGCATTTTCATTTCTTTGAATACGAATAGGCATCTATTATCTCCCCACTACGAACAGTGTTGTTAGAGGCTGAATAAACACTGGCTGATCCGAGCGAATAGCAGGGAGCGCACGAGCATTTACATCTTCAGCACTAGCAAGGTAGGCTGTAGTTATTGGCCGGTTAAGGAAAGTCTGCCCAGTAGTACCGGCACCATAAAATAATGGTTCACCAGTAAGAGCAAAGGTAAATGTTGAGTTATTAGAGGAGTCTCGAGTAGACCAGATTAAACCTACTTCTACAGTAGTATTGGCAAACTGTGGAGTAAGGTTAAAGTCGAATCGAAACTGGCAAAAGTCACCTACACTTAGCTGCGACATATCGTAAGACCCAATAGCTGAGTTATATACGGTGCCTGAAGTAGAAGCCGCGTTATACGCAGTGTCATCATCGAAGCTAAACAGATTAGTTACGCCTCTAGGCATATAAGCGCCGGAGAACAAACCTTTACTAATGTAATCGGTGGTTCCCGTGTGAGGTGCTTCGCCAGAGTCACCTGAGTCAGCCCAGTAAGGGGTGTCGTTAGCTTGTTGGCGAGTGCTATTAAATCCAAAGCGTAACCACGCATCGGTAGCTACCATAGTACTAGTGTATTCTACATCGTTTCCTAGGTCTGACGCTCCTGCAGTTCCTGATACTCGATCAGCAAAGCCTCCAGTTAATTCGTATCCACCTTGTGAGGATATCAATATTGTTTCGGTATTCGCCGGGTTAGATACCCCATTCTGGCCGGGGATCATGCCGGGAGAATTATAAGTAATAGCCATTAATCTACCTTTATATTGCTAGAGCACAAATTACCGATTGGCCACTTGTGTTAGTTACGGTTACACGGAATTCAGCCGCAGTGATAACTTCTTGTAATACGGACGTATCTGTAGCAGTAAGGATGTTAACATAATCCATAGAGTCGTGTAAACGACCCTGTAGAATTACTGTATCACCTACGTTTACCTTCGCTTGGAATACGCATGTTCGGTTATTGACACTGTCTCTATGAACAGGGGAACTTACATACGATGCGGTATTGCTTTCTGTAAAAAATTCTTTAAATTGATTCGGCATTTTAAGCTCCATTTAAATTATAGTGAGCGCCCGTGATAGGACGTAATCAGGCAGTGTATCAATGTATTGTTTTTAATTTAGTAGATATAGGTACAACGGGGTCAGGAGCACTGTATTCCCACTCCATGACTTCAAGCCACATCTTACACGTTTCACTTCTTTGACAATCGTCTAAGGTGAACTCTATGTTAGGGACAGGCAAATAATACCTTTCTATTTGTTTAAGTAACCATGCCAAACCAGAGTAGGCAGGTATGTCTTTCTGTTTCAAATCACCGTTAATGAGAAGTTTAGTATTTACTCCTACTCGGGTAATTAGCATCTTAGCTTGTTCTATTGAGAGGTTTTGGCATTCATCTGCTAGTATGTAGCAGTCGTCAAAAGTACGTCCTCGCATCATTTGCAAAGGTACAATTTCTATACTTTTATCCATATCGCATTTAAGCTTTGCAGCTCCAACACGTTGTTTGATAACCTCTAAAACGGGCAAGGCCCACGGTACAGTCTTATCACTCAGATCACCGGGTAGGTGTCCGATATCCTCGCCTACGGGTATCATAGGTCGAGTGATGATGATTTTCCTTTCAGGTCGTTTAGCATACCAGTCTGCTGCTAATCCGGCGGTAATAAATGTTTTACCTGTCCCTGCGGAACCCGTGGTTATTACTTGATCGTTATATTTTATTGCATCCATTAATTCTTGTTGCTTCGGCGTTTTCGCCAAGATAGGAGGTGCTACATAAGATTGACTGTAAACTTTCTTATTTCTCTTACCCATGTTATTTGGATCCTTACTGTTGTTGTGCGTAAAAGGGTCATTTATGCAAGTATCGACGAGTTTCTATGTTTCTAAACTGTCTATCGCAAACTAGATCCGGGCGCATACACTGGGACTCTCTTTCTTCGAAGCTATATCCAAAGGCTATTAAGTCTGGCATATATCTTTCAGTAACTAGTTCGATCATTTCTTTTGTATAGTATTCTTGATAACTAGAAGTAGGCTCTGGACCATTGGACTGTTCACGAGTCTTGCCCGACTGATCTGTAAAGCCTAATTGTGCATAAGCAAAATCAAGACCTTCTTGCCGTCTCTCATAAGTGCCTATGAAATCTGTATGCATGCTACCCTCGTTGTCTAGAAAGAATCCCAATTGAGGGTATCTACTAAATGTCCGAAGGTAGTTGTATACAGTTGTATCAAAGAACCAAGATTCTGGTAAATCTAGATTTCGGTATCTCCACAGTACCCATTGCTCAAAGGTTATTTCTGTAAATACATCACCCTTTTTACGGCTATGGTACTTCCATTGTGAAAATTCTCTCTCATAAGGATTTCTAACAAACCCAAATACAAAACGATTACTTAGATCGTGTACTTCCCCGTTTACTTCCTCTCCGACAGCTACATGGATGTCAGGTTCTGCACCACCATGTATGTCAACGAGGTTGCCGCTAATAGTAGAACTACTAGTACGAGGTACCTGTATAAAGGCGTATGTATCGCTTATGATCATCAGATTTTCCTTAGTATTTTACCACTTGACTTTGTTAGCCCAGTACGCCGCAGACATTTTACCCTTTTTGATATTCTTAGCATGTCTGGCCTTGAATGAACTCTTACGAGCTTTTTCTTTGGCTGACTTAGGGTTTTTACCTGCACCTTTAGTACCTTGCTGACCAAATCGGATGGTCTTGGTTTTGTCACCAACTTTGGCGACTACTACATGTGATTTTGTTTTGTGTTTAGGAGTCCGCTTAGGCTTATTGTACCCGCTTACTCCGGCTCTTTCTAATTGCCAATCTGAAGGCATTATTTCTTACCTCCTTTCTTTTTAGCTCCCGCAGCAGCTTTCTTGATTGTCTTATTAGTAGGTCTTCCTTTTGCACCTGCTTTCTTCATCTTCTCACCAGAGCCAGCTTTAATCCTCGCTCTTTTCTTTCGGATGTTATCAAACAGGTTAGGTTTCTTTTTAGAGGGCATTACTTCCTCCTTGATGGTTTCTTCATCGGCTTCTTCTTAGCAGGGGCCTTCTTCTTAGCAGGTGGCCGTCCTACTTTCTTGCCGTATGTTCCCGGTCCTTTTGGCATTATTTTTTCCTTGTGAAAGAATCCGTCACACCACTAGTCTTCTCATAAGATCTATAACCACCTAATCCCAACATACCTACCAGTATGGGCATCATAGTTGCTACATCAGCTTGAGGAAAGACAATATCTGGATAACCAGAGAAGGCACAAATAAAAGTGCCAACGGGTGCTACTAGAAAGTTCATAGCAAATCCCAGACCACAAACCCACCCTAGAAAGGGTCTCCAACCTGCAACAAACATGCTTCCATGAGATGCTTCTTGCTTGTTAAGATCAATTTGAGCTAGTTTAAGGTCTTGGGCGTTTGTCTCTTCAAAGGTCTCTAATTCAAATCTGAGTTGTTCCTTTGTGAGCTTATTATCTTGGTAATCTTTGAATAGTCCGGCTACTGTACCTAGTAGTTCACCAGTGAGCATTCCTGCTATCTTGCTTATCATAATAATATTCTCCGTTTACGCTGATTGCTTTTGTTGCTCCTCCTTAACGGAGGTCAGCGGTACAACATTAACATTGTCGGTCTTAGTCTCTCCAAGCTCAATCGAGAACCCCATCACAGATAGCTTCACCTTTCGAGTCGTGTCTTTAGTCCACACTCGGTAAATGTAGATAGATGATATTGCCACTGCAACAAGAGCCCCAGCTAGTATTGCTTTTACAAAAACAGCCAGTTGGTCTAGCATGTGAAATTCCTCTTAGTTTGTTTATAGGGCGGTTGCTTCGCCATTGGTAAGTTGTTAGTTAGGGTTAGTTTTAAGGGTTAACGATAAACATAGCACTAGGGGTCTCTTAATGGTCCTATATGGCTTACGTATATGGTCCTTAATGGTATTAAGGGTAATTAATAGGCATTAATGGTCCCTAATGATCATTAATAGAACTAGAAGTGTTATTCTATAGTGTGATCGATTTTAGAGAAATAGATTGTATCTCTTCTTTAATGTGATCAATCAAGATCTTGCGTGATAATCGAGTATCGTCGCCGCGCCGCGAAAATTTTTTCTTTCGTACTTGACTTGACCTACTCGGTCAGTCGCAAGCTCCTTCCCTCGATAAACTTTCATCAAGAACCACTAATGAACCACTAATGAACCACAAAGGACCATCTCTGCTCCTCTCTGTCCCTCTCTGGGGTTTTCTACTCAAAGCCAACCTAAGTCATAGGGTATCACAAATGGCTCTTAGTGGTCTCCTCTGATATTAGATCGTTTTAATATAAGCTAATTACAAATTAGTATAAGCTAATAGAAAAAGGATATTTAGCTGATCCAGATTTCTGACATCGAGCTTTGGTGATGTAACCACCCGGTTTGGGCGACATAATCATCATAGCGTCAAAATCGTGGAGCAACTCTAGATAGCAAAATAACTTTCTTGCTTCTTCTCTAGTTGTTATCTCTTCTAGTGTTTCATAGATTTCCACGGAGTCGGCACCGGCAGGTTCCCAGTCCCATATGGATGGACTCATTAAGTCCCATAATCTTATTTTGTACTCGATTATCGCCGGGGTATTAGTGGCAAGGTCTTCGGGCACAATACACAACACACCACTTTCTGTGATCTTTATTTTGTCATTTAGTGATGTGTCAGAAGTGTCACTTATGATA